GGTGGTCATTTACACAGTCTTAAAGAGCAAACCTTACGGGTTTGCTATCCCTGGTAATGGGTTCATCATCCCTCTCCTGCACCACCCGAGTAATGCCGGAGGAAAGGCCCATACTCACCAGAATTTGTTTGATTGTATCGAGTACACTGTCACGGGGATGTAATACGCGGTTGTACCCGTGCTTTTCAATGTCCATAGCTTCACGAAGAAAAGCTTCTGCATTCTCCTTTGACATAGAGGCAGTTATTTTAGGTAGCTCCTTTGTAAGTTCTATAACTGTCTTCTGCAATATCTGATAGGCCTTTGAGTTTTGGTCTCCATAAGTTAATGTACCTTTAGCAATGCTAGGATTCCTTGGAGTCCGTTTATTTGCCTTAACATCATCCTTATCCAACTCGGTCCAAACAAGTTTATCCTTTCGGCGTCCTTTAGATCCCGCTACCTTGTTCTTATCAGCCCACTTCTTATAACTATTCGCTACCTTTAATATCCCCATACCAATGGCCTTCTTAACTATATCCACAGCCTCACCAGGAATATCCTCAGTCCTGGCCCACCAGGACTCCTCCTCCTCGGGATTAAACCAATTCAACTGAAACTTAGTTGTTGGATCCTGCCACATCATCTGATTGGTTAGAATAACGTATTTCTTACTAAATTCCTTTTTGGTGGTATTCTTTTGTTCTTTGTCAGTACTCATATAGGTATTGATTCCTCCACTGTTTTAGTCCATATACATATACACAGATGATAGCGGCGGGGTTATTGCCCCACCACTATCTGATTGTGTGTATATATGCTAATGTGCTATCTGTACTAGTCTACAATAGCTGAGCTATGGTTAAGGGCTGATAACACCTGTTGATTAACATTGTCAAAGACATAGTTCTTCTCAATAACAACATCGCGAGCAACGGCAATACCCTTACCCTGTTCAAACAGACCCATACCCCAACGTTCCTTTATCTTCATAGCCCGAATATCGCGTTCCGGATCGTTCCACTCATCAATGGAAGGTTCTTCCTTACTGAGTAAAAGACCGCAGCGTGAACTGTCAGCCATAATGATATCGGCTACATGTTTAGTTGCAGAGCCTACAGTAGCTGTCTTATATGTTACGTGTGGCGATACAATCACCCTAAGAGGTGACGGGAGATAGCTTGGAGCAATCTGAAATGTGGCCCCTAAAGGATTAAGGGACGTTACAAATGGATTGTTACCAGCTACACGATTATCGTCACCACCCGTTGAGCTGTCGAATCCACGGCCCGTGGCAGTTGTCCGAGCACCCAGACCGGCAAAGCCGGTTCCAAATGCTTTGGAATAGCTTCCGCCAGGGAGTCTGTTGGTTGCCAGTGTAGCACCTTTAAAAATGATCTCACGAGTTTCTGGATCCGTCATAAAGACCTTCCAGGATAATGGATTCATCAATAAGGTGTCAGGCGCAAAACCTCGTAGATAGAGATAGGCATACATCTCAAAAATATCATCTACCGTCATGGAGCCATTCTGTGCGCCATCTATACCGCGGCCGGAACAAGAACCTATATCCGCTGTGGATGGAGAGGAATTATCAAATACATCAATACCCATATCATTTACGAGTTTGATACCATATTCCTCCTTATGTCTTGCAAGAGCTCGGCCAGCCATACGAAGCCAGAGACCGAAAACATCAAAGAGATTGTCTTCTATAACTTCTTCAGTAACACGCATCTTCAAGCCATGCTTGGAGATACCTACCTGGATCATGTGACCCTCACCAAAGTTAAATTCAACCTCTTCATATTCCCCGCCTTCTGGAACCTCAGCCGCATGAAACGCACCTAGTGAGCCAATCTCAACCTGTCGCCCAGGTCCTTCATACCGAATATCGGTAAACAGATTTGGCACAACAACGAGCTCAGGCTCAATAGCATCTCTAACTACACGGGAAATTGAGGTTTCAATGAACCTTGTTAGGTCCTTACTAGTAACCGTGTCAGCAATCTCCGGAATACTCTTTAACTCCTCAGGGATGGAAAAGAGATCATTAAAACCGAGCTGGACAATGGTTTTATCCTCTTTTGGAAGACCAACCACGCCATTATTCGTGAAGACATTGTAGACAAGATCATTAAGGATCTGTTCGCCAGTACGGTTTGTACTTAGTATCTTCATATTATTTATTGCACTCCTCAGATATTAAGCGTGCAAATGATTTGGCCTCTAAGGACCTGGGGAGACAGAAGGTCTCCGGTCCTGTTAAGAACCGGAGCCTTGGTAGTCTTATTGTATCTATTACTAACGCAGAGATATCTGTATATGGGCATAACCTATGGCACCCGCCTGGATTGCATCTCGAATATAGATTGCCTTATCCTTATCGGAGGGCCAAGTAATGCCACAACCCGTGAAGATTTTATCAGCGAAGTCATACAGGTTCTCAGGTACGCCGGCTGTTTTGGTACCGGTCTGGAACTGGTCCCAGTATGTGTCAACCGTCTCAAGGAGATCCTTGGGATGGCGTGTATCAATACCAATCAAGCGACCTACAGTCTGTGTGTTACGGCTTTCAGCCAAACTGGCCCCTTGCATAGCAAAGTTACCGAAGACATCGGACTTCACAAGGGAACCTGCCAGGCCATGACCTGTTTGCGAGGTATTAAAGGTTAGGAAGGAGTAGTATTTCTCAACCGCTTCATAACCACCAGCAGCTTCAGCAATAGCTAACGGTGCATCATTAGCACCCGAAAGATTTGTGAAACTATTTGCTGATACCTCAGAAAGGGCCTCGAGTTCATATACATCAACAAATGGAAGCTTGATGACGTGTTCTGCGAGGACGCCATAGTTTTTCCACAGCTCGTAATTCAAATGAGCACCACGAATATCCTGGTAAACATCATACATAGCAATACCAATGGGCATATTTGCTGGAAGGGTATATCCCTCAGCCGCTGCCACAGGTGAGCCAGTATTTACCACGGAAGGTACATTAGCGCTGACATCATCAGCATCATAAGTTACTTCGAATACAGCACCACCGTTAGCTGGGACCATAAGGCCCAGGATATTACGGCTGATGCCATAGTAACTTGTATCTGCCCCAAGAGATAGTGCAGTTGAACCGTCAAGTTCAGAGGCATAGCCAGTCTGGATATCACCAGAGGCATGACCTATCTCTAGATGTTCGCTGGATGGTTCATTAATTGAATTAGTTGCCATAACAGCTGATACGATCCGGCCCTTTGGAATTACCACCCACTGCTCCGTGGTAACATCCTGGAACTTTACAGGAAGATACCGTAGAGGTATGAGAGGAAGAGCCGGGCGGATACCATCGGAGACCTCAATATTAGGCCTGATTTTGGATTCCAGATACTTACTGGAGACAGGCTTAATAGGTCTCTTACGTCCGCTCTGTGCAGAGAATGTGAGTTTAGCCATTTTAGTATAGCAACTCCATTTACTTAATTATTCTTTCCAATGGATTTGAAGGCTACTTTGAGAACATCACCAAGTGATGATATTGTCACTGCCTTCTCATCTCCATCAGAACCCTCGGAGGGGTTTCTCTGACCGCTCTCTGTAACGACTTCGCCGTCAAGAGATTCGGCCGGAACATTGCTAAACGAAGCAATGTACTCGCCCTGGAGTTCGGAGAGTGTCTCTTTCAATTCCTCTTCGGAACTACTTGATAGCTCTTCCCGATATTTCTCCTGGGATCCTGCTTCATCATTAAAATCAATGACGTCTTTACGTAGTATGGTTGATAGGAAGACGATACTGTCCACAACAAGCGCATGGTACTCCTGGGCGGAAGTATTCTTCTCATCCCTGAGTACTTGCAACTCATTCTCAAACCCGGCCTTTATATCAGCCGACTCTTCTCGATGAGTTATCTCACTGTTTTGTACAGCCTCGTCAACCTTCTGTCTAAGGTGCTCCTGAACCTCATCCAAGGCCAGAATTTCCTCAAGGTTCATAGTCATGGACATTTTGTCTCCTATTTGAGTCAGTGCCTGCAGAAATATATCTACCACTTCCTCAGAGTAGCCGCTATATGCGACCACCTTCTTAATTCGGTCGAGTTTGTCTAGGGGAATATGATAGAGTATCTCTGTGAGGCTCTGTAACGTGTTACTACTTATTGATGGATAGTTATCATTTATCATCATTTTATGCAGTTGTCCTGCTATATATAGTTATGTCACTCCAATTCTTACGGGCCTTTAAACAAGCCCTGAGAAGGAAGTAACTATTTCAAGTCTGTTTGAATAGACTCAACGGCCCTTATTTGGTACGTACTATAATCATTCTGTACCATTATAATTCATCTTTAGTATGTGTATGTGTGTGGATAGGTTAATTCTGCTGTACTGCTTACCCGCTTATGAGGGTTTCAACTAGAGCTAGAAGATCATAGACCTCTAGGTCTTTAGTGGTAATACCACACTTCAGCTTCTTGTTCTGAGATAATAAACACTTACGTATTTTTGCCTTGGAACCAGGCCCTTTGTACTTAGCCAAAAGCTGTAATCCGCTGCGCACATTTTGGCATCTATAAGCCGGGAAGCTTTTACGACCTTTCCTCGGATCCTGAGGGCCACAAAATTTCTTTCCTGCCTTACTAGCGGACTTCTTAGTCTTTTCAGAGAGTTTATCTTTAGCCTCTGTCACAATATCCCATGTCTCCTCATCTAACCACTGATCCTCGGTCAGAAGATCACCCAACTTATGAGTGTGGGCCTTTGTATCACCATCGGCTGTGGAAGGTAGGATGCGGTTGCCAACGACTTCATGGTTATGGGCGACAACATATTCAGTGTCTCCGTTTTCCGCTTCGTTGAGGTCAACAACGTGACGGTGCTTCCTGGCCCCCTTAATGTTGGGGAAGTCTGTGGTATATCGTTCGTATAGTTCCCACGGGCATTTCTTCTTAGGAACCTTCAGATCCTCGGTAATACTGTGGTTATGTGCCTTTTCTTCACCTCTGCTTACTGCATCAGATATTTTACTGTTCACAACATCATGGGAATGGCTCAGAACCCAATCTGTGCGACCATTGCCTACCTCATTAAGACGGACAACATGATTATGAGCCACTTTACCCTTCTGTCCAACTTTGTTTGTTAGCTTACGAGATTTGGATAGGGCTTCATCTTCCAGCTTCTCCAATTCGTCCATTAACCAGTCAAGGACCTTAAGATCGTCTTCTGTCCACTCTTCATCATCATCATCATCTTGCCCCTCCTGGGCAAAATGTTCTTCCTGGGCCAGATTGGCCCCCTCGGGGACAGTAGTGGAGATCGGGGTCACAACACTGTCGGGCCTTAATACCAAACCACCAAGCTCAGCATAACGTGATATATCTCCCTCGATTGCTTCCCAGAGGGATTTATTAACGATCATATCCTCATCTGGCTTCTCCCGAAAGAGAGTAATTATACCTGAATCAGGTAAAACAACCTGGGTATCAAACACCCAAATACCTGTGTGCCGAACCTGGTCCTGTTGAGCTGGGGCTGGTTGCTCAGAGTCAGCAAATTGCCAACTCACTACCCGGGCCGCGTGTGTATCAGATTGATCTGCCGGCGCATTAACAAATGACATCTCCTTATACTGCATCGGACCAATCTTCCAATAAGCAAGCTTTTTCTCAGCGGATTCCTCATCCTCATATACCTGACCCCTGTTGTGGCCACAGAACTTTCCACCCTTAAGCATATTCACGCCACAAACAGAGCATTCCACAAAGTCTACAGGCTTACCCGCCGTAGAGACGGTTTCATAACGGCTATCCATTATTTTAGCCTTAGCATCTTCATCTGTGATGCGAGCATCAAGTTGAATGAACCCACCACGGGCATCCTTTAGGAAGCGAGCATCTTGTACACGGCCCATAGGATCCTCGGCCGAAGAAAATAAACCACCGCCTAAATTATGATGTCGTAGGATTGGCTTCTTGTAGGGAGTTGTCCATGTATGGT